CTCTCTTTATTTGATCTTAAAAGATTGATTCAGTTCTGTTTTTAAGATGTTGTTTAAATTGGCTTGGGCTTTTAATTTAGCCCGCAGGAGAAAAGGTTCTTCATCCCTATCTCTGGTTCCGAATTCAATTGTCTGGACCTCGTCATGATTGATTTTTAAGATCCATTTTGAAGGAGAGACCTCCTCTATTTCTATCCCTGCTATCATCTCTTGTTTTTTTGTTTCATCCAGAGAGGACAGGTTCAGCTCATTGATGATTTCTTGTTTGAGCTGTTTGGCAGCCTTCTCAACAATCTGCTCTTCAGCTTTTGTTAAGGCTGCAAGTGTTTCACCCACCAGACTTGATGTTGAATTTTGAAGGTTGGCTTTTATCTTCATAATTGTTGTTCTTTACAGTGAAGCTCTAACCAACGATTACGTTCCATTTCATTGATTACGCCAATGATTTCAAAACTGCGCGCGCCTTTTATGAAACGCATGTCTGGGTAAATATCATCTCTGTAACGGATGATGATGCGGTGCGTGATTTCGCTTTCGACTTGGTCTTTAGAAAATGTTTCATTGGTTGAAAGCGGTTCTATTTTTGCCCAAAGATCCGTGACATTGACCCACTGCCGGTCGCTGCCACCTTGGCCATCTGCTGTGAGTTCGGGGCGCTCTAGGGTTATAAAATGTCTCAGCTCATTAATGCTTGTATTTTTCATTCATTGAACCTTATATTTTTTATAATTATTCAACAGGGCCTGGATGGTGTGGGGGACTTCTGTAAAATTTCCACCAAAAGCGATGGGGTCTCGTTGTTCAAACCAATGTGTAGCCAGCATCAAGAGGGCTTGCTTTAAATCGCTTGGAATATCTGTTTGCAGGTCTCCAAATCCGGCTGTGAAGCGAATTTCTAGTTGATTGAGATTTTTGCTTGAGCTGGCAGGCTTTACCCCATCGAAGCGTAACCTTGGGTGGTGGGAAATGATATCTATTGAATAGTCTTCAACCGGGATGATTTCAAAACCGCCTTGTGATCCATGAAACCTGCTTTCATCGATTGTTTGGATGGGATCAAGCGGGAGATAGACTGTTTTTGATTTTGGCCATTTATCTAAAAAGTAAGACCAATTTTCTGTGATTAGAATTTTTCCCAAGGATGTTTCTATATAAATTCGTGCCGCTGTTATCAGTGTTGAGACAAGAACATCATCTTCAACTCCATCGAGCCTCATAAACTCTTTAGCTTCTGATAAGCTCACAGGTTCCTGGGCAGGGCCGGCCCGCAATTGAAGCGCCATATATTGCCTCCAAATTTGTTACGTTCATTTTTTATGAGCCCCCTAAAGTTATTAGCGAGCCTGGCACCTAGTGAGGGAGGAGCATTCAGTGCCAGGCTCTTTTAATGGCGCGCTTTAGGGGAAGGAGCTGCAGCCATTAATATCAGGTTGTAGGTTTCGTGTTTTTAAGATGTGCCGAATTTTAAGAATTTAATGGCATCAAAATCCTGTACACCGCCACCAACACGTTTTGTGGTGTAGAAGAGGACATATGGTTTTGAGCTATATGGATCTCTTAGGACACGAAGGCCTAGACGGTCCACAATCAGATAACCTCTATTAAAATCACCAAAGGCGATTGAAAGACTGTCAGAGCCGATTGTTGGCATATCCTCGACTTCAGTTACTGGGTAACCTAAAAGGGATGGTTGCTCACCTGGTCTGTTTGCTGGTTGCCAAATGTAATTGCCATCAGCGTCTTTGATCTTTCGGGTCTCTGCTTGTGTTGAGCGAGACAGCACCCAATTTGAATTGGCGCGGTAAGCTGATTTCAATGTGTAGATGAGGTCGATTAGAACATCACTTGGATCACTTGCAGGGAAGTCACCATCGACACCTGTTGCCAGATAGCCAATATTACCCCAACTCCAACTGCTTTCATCGACGCTGGTGTAGTTTAGAAAGCCTTGTGGTTTATTAACACCATCACCATTGACGAAGGCTGCTGTTTCTTGCTCTGCAAAGGCGCTTTGGACTTCTTCTGCGATCCATTCATCGATATTCACCGCACTGTCATCTAAAAGGTTACTGGTCGCAGCTGGCATGGCGTAGAGTTCCATTGTTGGAAAGCTAAGCTCTGCCAGGGTTGGAGATGTGGTCTCTGGTCTTGCTGCTGTCTCACCAACCCAACCGGTGCCAGGACCAGTGATAGAGAACGGTTTTTTATAAACTGTTCCGCTAACTTGTCTCACACCGGCGATTGATCTGATGGGAGACACTTATTTTAGTGAGCTCATCACAGCTTTTTCAGTTTCATCTGGGACGAGATAGCCCCCATCTGGGTCTGACGAGATGGAAAGTGCTTTGGTTTCAATCTCTCTTAGTTTATTGGCATCACCTTTGCGCATGTAAGTATTAAACGCAGCGTGATGTTTGGTCACAAGCGGCGAGCTGTTTCTTTCTCCGTTAAGAGATGGTCTGCTCGATTTAAATAGAAGACTGTCAATTTGGTTTTGGTTGTCTTCAAGAGCTTGATTTAAACGGTTGAGTTTTTCTTCTGTTAAAACATCAACGCTTGCTTTTTGTTCAAGTTCATTGAGGCGATCATCGTTGGTTTGTTTAAACTCATCAAATGCGTTCATGAATTGGTCGAAGGCTGAAATAATTTCAGTGTCATAACCGACTTGTTCCGCTTTGGTTTCATAAGTTTTGGGAGGGGTTTGATCTTTCATAGTAACTCCAAATTTTAAGTGAATTTTTGGGCTGCCTTTAAGAGTTTTTCACTTAAGGGCATTTGCTTTTTTTGATCACTTGTTGCTTCAGCCTCTCGCGTGAATGCCAGTGATTTGAAGCCTTTCGCGATTGCGGTTTGGGCTTGCTTTCTGGTGAAGCCTGCATCTCGCATAAGCCACCGTTCGAAATCTCTAATTGTTGGGTACCCGCTAGAAATATCTAACGACTTTACCCTGTCCACTCTTGCATCAGGGTGCATAGGAAAGGTCACAATGGATATTTCATAAAGGTCTATTTCTAGTAGCTCTCTTACCACCCCTTGCCTTCTTTCGGCGGGTTGTTGCCCCTGAGGGGAACTTGCGGTCTTGCTTAAATTTTTCTTTTGAGAGCGTATTGTTTTGTAGCCAATAGAGAGGCCATCTAATGCGCCTTGTTTCATGAGGCTTAAAACTTCTTTGGCGCGTTGGATTTCAGTGAGCAGTTTGCCTTTAACAAACAGGCCTTTGTGGTCTTCTTTTATTGTTTGCCAGACACCGATTGGCTCGCATGGGTTGTGCTGATACAGCATTTTTACAGAAAACGGAGATTTGCTTTTTATCCCCTTTGTAAAGGCTCCTTTTCGGACAACATCTTTTGACAAATCAATTGTATCAAACAGGCTAGCATAGCCTTCAAAGATGCCTTCACCTGAGACCGTTTCAAGATTTAAGGGTGCGTATTTTACTTCTCGATCAATAAAATCTTTTGAGCTCATTGAGGGTGAAACTCTGGCGCTACTTTTAAAACTCATTCTTCGTCGCCCTCCCCTGTTGTCTCTAGGGGTGGGTAGCCAATCAGGGCGCGTTTTTCATTTACGCTTAAGAAGTCCGTTTCTTGGAGGCGCTTCCAGAGGGCTTCTCTTTCTTGTGTTAAAGCGGTGACTTCAGTGATGTCGGGCTTTAAACACAGGCTTTCTCCAAAGGAAGGCTTAAACCAATTTGAGAGAGATTTTGCCCCGCGTTCAACTAAGGGAAGTATTGTTTGGCGCCAGAAGGTTCTGTTCGCTTCAGCATAGTTGGAGTAAGTATTATCGCCTGGAATGCCTAGTAACATGGGAGGAACGCCAAAGGCTAAAGCAATCTCTCTCGCGGCTACGAATTTTGCTTCAATAAAATCCATATCCCTTGGGGTGAGCCCCATATTTTTCCAATCTAGACCGCCTTCTAACAACAGCGGCTTGCCAGCATTTGTTGGCCCTTCAAAGTTTTCTTCCAACTCTTTTTGGAGGCGATCATATTGTTCGCTGGTGAGCTGGCCTTCACTTGATTTGTAAATCAGCGCACCTGAGGGCCGTGCTGAATTATCAAGCAAGGCCTTGTTCCAACTTGATGCGGCGTTATGTATGTCAATTGCAGAGGCTGCCGCTTCTATAGGGCTCATGCCATAGTAATCATTGGTTGGGTGAAAGAGTTTTGTGTGTAATATGGGGGCCTGTTCACCGCTTTCTGGAATTGGAAACTCAACTGAATTATTATTTACGGTATAGGTGAATGATTGTGGCCAGCCTTGATTGCCAGCGACGACTTTCATCCTGTCTGGTCTTAGGACATATAGTTCGCGCGGGGTGTCGTTTATGCTCACCAATTCGAGGTACGTGTTACCAGCTACGAGTAAAAAGCCGTACCATTCTTCCAAAATTTCTGGCCCGCACTGATGAGGATTTGGGTTTTGTAAGAGATCTAATAAGGGGTGATCATGATAATCCTCACCGCCCTCTCTTGCCCGCAAAGGAATTGAGGCAGCTGCTTGTGCGATCATGCTCACACATCTGTAACAAATGGCGTTTTGCCCAAAGCCTTCAGTTGCAAAGGAGGTGTAATCCCTTGGGCTCCATTGCGCTTGCCCAAGTTGTTGCATTGAAATGATAGACTTTGCCTGACTTGCCTTTTGCTCGCCCTTATAAGGCATGTCATTAGCTAAGTTTTTTGGCTGCTTCACCCTTTTGGATTGACTAATCCAAGGAGTGAACAGGTTTTTCCATGATGGCATGTATTAAAGACCCTTTATCTAGAGCATTCCTCTTTTTGATGAATTCAAAGAAATGCTCTAGTCCTTTGTTTTGGTATGTCTTTTTTCGCAAAACCGGTATCCACTTTTGCGCGACATACACTAAGCCTGACGAATTTTTTATTAAATTTATAAGCGCCGCATTCTCGGCACTGGTGCAGTGTTGAGCATCAAATCTGTTATGGCCCATACAAGGGCATCTAATCGATCGGGGCTATTGCCACTAGACAATCCGCCTGGACCAAAATCGCACATCTGATCTTCTAGTTCTTGCATGCAGCCTATATGGCAAATTCTACCTTGCTCATAGAGAGCGGCGACCGGCTCTGCTCTTGTGAACTTGCCTCGGGTGGCATGTACTTTTTTAATAGGTATCGAGTTATCGACTTGCCTTAAAATGGCTTCGACTAATTCGCCACCTTGATTGACTTCAGCGACGATGCGATCTGCATTGCTGTTGTGATATAATTCAACGGCAACTTCAGCCCACTTCAAAGGGGTTAATCCTTGCACGCTTTGATCCTTTAAAATATAGCCGGCCCCCTCGGTATCGATACCGGCTGCGATGATGCCGCAAAGGTCAGCTTTTTCACCGCTTGTAACGGGTGGGTCAATGGCGACAACGATGCGCTCTAACTCGGGGCTTGTTCTTTTTCTTAAATTTTCTATTTGGTCTCTTTGCCAGAGGGCGTCTTCTCTATCTTCTATAAGCTCACCTTCTAGCTCTTGGCGGCCCAATCTTGTGCCGCTATATTTTTCATGGACGGTTTTTAAAAAACTTTTTGATAGATGCGTTTTATTATCACTTGTTTTAGAGCGCCTGATTACCGTTTTTTCGTTATTTATTATAAACTTAATCAACGCAGTTGCTCTTGGCGTTGTTGTTATAACCTGGCGTGGTGCATCGCCCAGCCTTAGAGCAAATTGCAACATGTCCCATGTTTCTTCAGGCTTTGACCATTTGCATAATTCATCTGACCAGGCCGCCATAAATTGTGGCCCTCTTAAGCCTTCAGGGTCTTCGGCAGAAAACATTTCTGCGATCGAGCCGTTTGGCCAGGTTACCCTTCTTTTGGAGGGTTCAAATAAGGGGCGCTCGGCTGGGGGGTGTATGGCCAGCAGGCCTGAGACACCTTCGATCATGGTTCGTCTTACATCGCCCAATGTTTCACCAATGAGTGCTATTCTTTTTGCGGGCTCAGTTGCTATCGGTTTTATACCCAGCGCCATTGCCCTTACCCACTCTGCGCCTGCTCTGGTTTTGCCGGCCCCGCGCCCACCTAGCAATAGCCAAATATGCCAGGCCTGTTCATCACCATTTATATGATTTGGTGGGAGTTGATCGTCTCTTGCCCAAATTTGCCAATCATATTGAAGGGCTTCGAGTTCATTTACAGAGAGAGATTTTAGAAAATTTTTGAGTTTGTTGTTTTTCGTGCTTTCATCATAATCCTTGAATGAGCTTTTCAAGATTT